ATAAGAATAGAGGGAAATAAAAATAATTCTGTATTTAGTACATTTATAGATAAAGCTAGATATTCTGCTTTGTCCGAACTAAGAAGTACATTAAGTACCGATCTGCTATTAGAAAATGACGAGAGCGTTAATACTCGTATTCAAGGCTATATGAAAAATGGTCAAAGAATAGGGGGTCTATTAGATATAGGACACGTTGAAGGTTACAGTATCGCAGAAAAACGTGTTCAAAACTTATTAGAAAAATTAGAAGCTAAGGTAAAAACCACTAGTAAAAGACAGACTAAAACTCAATCCCCACTTTTACGCATACTTGCTGAAGTAAAAACAAATCCTAGAGTAGATAAAGTTAAAACTATATCTTTTAAAGCTGATGTTGTAGTAAGAGAACAGGGCGTAGACTCTAATAGAAATATTCAGAGTGCTAAAGAATTTGCTTTAATAAATTCTATAAAGAAACAAATAAAAGCTTTAGTAGATAGTGAAGATTGGACTAACTTTTCGACTTCTCCTTCTGCAATAGAAATAACTAGACAAAGTATTTTAAATGTAGCTAAAAAATCTGGCGGAAAAGTAAAAGTATCTCAGAGTAATATTAAAAGTAGTAATTATAAAACTAAAAAAGAAATAATTGAAACCTCTACAAATACAGTAGAAAAGGATACTGGTATTAGTCTTAGAGGAGGCAAAGTAGCTAGAGCCCCTACCCAGCAGTCATCTCGGCAGAAAAACTGGTCTAGTTTTATACCTATCATAAATGCAAGGCTAACAGACACTGTTGCCAAAAATATGAAAAGCCCTAGATTAAATTTTAGAACTGGTCGTTTTGCACAATCTGCTAAAGTTGTTAATGTTGAACAAACACGGGAAGGGTTTCCATCATTCGTATTCGATTATGAAAGAGATCCCTATGACGTTTTTGATCGTACACTTGGTCGAAGGCCCTGGAATACCCCACAGAGAGACCCAAGAGCCCTAGTGGATGTATCCGTAAGAGAGATAGTTCGTGAAATGGCTATCGGAAGATTTTTCACAAGGAGAGCATAATGTCAAACCCAGTAAACAGAACTAGGCGTAGTTCTATCGTAGAGGCTCTCGTAGATAAACTAAAGTCTGTTAGTTTAGCTAATGGGTACGCAACAGATTTAGGTCAGCAAGCATATTCTCGTATGAAGTTCTGGGATGAGATTTCAGAGTTTCCATGCGTATGTGTTGTTGCTGGACCAGAAACTATCGTTCACCAAGGTGGTGGCTTCAAGGATAGATACCTTGACCTAACACTTAGAGCCTACGTAAACGAGGAAGAGTCCGTGGAGGCACTAGAAAGACTCCTTGAAGATATCGAGTTCATTTTAGATAATAATGGCAGGTTGGCATACCTCGATTCTAAGGGTGTACTAGGTGCTACACGCGACATAATCATAACATTCATAGATACAGATCAGGGAGCTCTTTCACCACTTGGTGTAGGAGAAATGACCCTACAAGTCAAGTACTAAGGTACTTAGGAGATAATAAATGGCCGTAGGTGATACAAACCTATTTTTCAATAGAGATACTAAAGTATACGCAGTACAGTACACAGGCAACCAGGCTGCAAACGTTTGGGAACTCCCAGTTCTAAATGGATACTCTTTCAGTCAAACAACAAATTCTAGCCAAGTTACCGTAAACGAAATGGCTAGTGCCACCGGAAATAGCCGTCGTGGCCAAGCATCCTTCAATGATTCCCTAGCACCTGCTGAGTGGAGCTTTGATATGTATGCTCGTCCAACTCTTTCTACAACTGTTCGTGCACCAGAAGAGCTATTATGGCACTCGATGTTCGCAGAAACAGTTCTATATCCAGCAGCCGGTCTAACAGCTGGTATTGCTATTACATCAGCAACTATTGCAACCGCTGGAGGAATTAATACTCTAACAGCTACTTTCACCACTGCAGCCCCAACAGGCGGAACCTACTTTAAAGTTGGAGATACCATTACTACAAGTGGTCTATCCGCCGCAGTAGGAACTACTGGAGCAAGTGGTACTTTCGTAGTAACAGCAACTACTGCTTCTACAGTTAGCTATATAGTACCCTCTGGAGTGTCTGGTGTCGTTACAGTTACGAGCGCTAAAGCAGTATCAGCATCTTATATATCTACAGTAAATGAACTAGACTTTACTACTGCTTCATCAAACAAAACAAAGCTTGCTACATTTGATCTATACTTCGTACTAGGTGCTGCAAAATTTACTGGAACTGCACATACATACACAGATGATGAGGTTACTACAATATACAAAGTTGAAAATTGCTGTGTAAATGAAGCAACTATAAACTTTGATATTGATGGAATTACAACCATCTCGTTCTCTGGTATGGGAACAAGAATCTCGGAGAAAGCCACATTCACGTTTACTGGTACAGCTAGTAACCCAGGTGAACCAGCAAGTACAGTATATACACTAAATACTGCTGGCGTAACTTCTACTACTAATATGATTCGTAATAGAATTACAGCTCTAGATATCGTAGGTACCAACGCAGGTATTAATGGTGGCGCTGCAAAGACCTACGGAATCACTCTAACTGGAGGTAGCATTACTATTAGTAATAATATGACATATCTAACTCCAGAAGCACTTGGTGTAGTTAACGTACCTCTAGGTCACGTAACTGGAACTCGTTCTGTTAGTGGCAATTTCACTTGCTATGCAGATGAGATTACAAATGGAAGCATTGATCTCTATAGTGATCTTATCACTAATACTTCACTTATCACAAACAAGTTTGCTCTTGATTTTGCAATCGGTGGTCGTAGAGACACAGGAACTCCAACAGTTCAGGTCAATATTGGACAAGCTCACTTAGAGATTCCAACCATTAACATTGATGATCTTATTGGATTTGAAGTTAACTTCACTGCTCTACCAAGTACAATTAGTGGAACAAACGAACTAACTAGAATTCGTTACATTGATAACTAAGTAGACCAAAATTTGTTATGTAGCATAACAAAAAATAGTTCTTGACTTTTATCACCATACAATCTATAATTGAATAAATTCGGGGGAGCAAAATCCATTTTTGCTCCCCCTTTTTTGGATCATGTACAACTTTATAAAAAACACAAAAGTCTTCCTCGTCCAAAGCGGGCTAAGATACAAGCTTGAGGTATACTCAAATCTATCTGTAAATCAGACGTTTGATGAACAGGGGTACAAAAGAAAAACTTTGCATGCATTAGCCGACTTACATGACCATGCTGTGGTTGTAAAAGCCAATCCTGCAAATTTTTCTATAACCGTACCAGTGTTCGATCAAGCCACTATACAGAAAGAACTTGAGTTATCTTGTGATTATAGCGGAGGGCAGGCCCCTTCATTCGATTTATACATTGAGTCTGACAATGTTATATTCAAACTAGAAAAATGCGTATTTGAAGCAACTACTTTTAATCTAGGGAGGAACGAAGTTCTTACTGCTAGCTTATCAGGTACTGCGTCTAAGATGTTAAAAGTAGCATCCATACCAGGAACTTTACAGAGTACCCCTACTAGACAGAACGTAAGTATTTCGACTTTCTCTGCAAAGATAGATACTACTACATTAGACTTTATAAGTAATGCTAATATAGAAATAACTAATAGTATAGAATGGACTAAGAATGATACAGTAAATGATGCTGTGTCTGGTAGTGTTGTATACCCCTTAAACTATGTTCTAACGGGTAGAGAAGTAAAGGGATCGTTCACACAATTTCTTACAGAAGCGAACGAAACCGAGTTATCAGATTTTTCCACTATACTACCAATCGAATTAAAAGTCAATACCAATCTTCTAGTGTTTAATTTACCATCTACTGTATTTACTCGTAGAGAGGAAACAGGAGATCTATATACTAGAACCTATGATTTCAGATTAAATACTAATTCTGAAACAGTAAAACCAATATACAAAGGAGTATAATTTATGAATTTAAGTCAACTAATGATTAACACAAAGAGTGCCTGGGTAGAGTATCCAGTTTATAGTGGCTTCGAAGTAGAAGTCGTAAACTTGTCTCGTCCAGAACTCACTGCTTTACGTAAGCGTTGTGTTACTACTAAGTTTGATAAGAAGACCCGCCAGCCAGTAGAAGAATTGAATGAGGACAAGTTCATTTCCGAGTTCACAAAAGCTACTATCAAAAACTGGAAGGGTTTTAAGCTAAAGTATCTAGAAGACTTTATGCTAGTCGATCTATCTGGGGTAGATGCCGAAGCTGATCTACCATACTCACTAGAGAACGCAGAACTCTTAATCAAGAACTCAACCGAGTTTGATACATGGGTTAATGATGTTGTGTTTGATCTCGCCAACTTTCGATCAGGAGCAGAAAGAGCTCCTGTGGCGAAGACTGGAAAAGTGGCAGAATAATTTCGATGTTGGGATGACCAAGGATAAGTACCTGACCCTCTGTGAACAGACGGGTCAGGACCCTTCCGAAGAGAAATGCCCTCCAGATTTTGAAGACTTTCCTTTACCAGTTCAGCAGGCTATTGAAGTGTTCAATAGGTTGGGAGACAGAGTAGTAGCCGACATAGGTTATTTGGGAAAGGACTTTGTTAGTTTACCAATACATATGGAAGTTATCGGTGTAGAAGATAAAGAAATCTTTATGGATACACTTATGAGACTAGATTCTTCCATGATTAAAAGGTCGTCAGACCAAATGCAGAAAGCTAGAGACAAGATTAAGAAAAAATAAGCGCGGGCAACCGCTAGAGAAATATAATGGCAGGTAACAGCGTCGAGTTTCGTGTTGTAGTTAATGCTGACGGTCTGGTTACTGGCTTAAAGCAAGTAACTAACTTCGGTAATGAAACCCAGAAAACAGGCAAGAAGGCTAAAGTAGCAGGGGACCAAGTAGACCATCTCAATTACACTATGAACCAAGGTGTGACTGGGGCCTCTAGTGCTGCGCGTAGTTTTTCTAAACTTAATCAAACTATTGGACAAGGCGGCGGTGGCTTAGTTGGGGCATATGCTACCCTAGCAGCCAATACCTTTGCTGTTAGCGCAGCCTTCAATGCTCTTAGATCCGCACAACAATCAGAAATGGTTTTAAAAGGACTAGAAGCGCAAGGTGCCCGTACAGGTAGGGCTCTAGTAGTAGTAGCTGATAATTTACGTGATGTTGTAGGTTTTGGTATTAGTGCACAAGAATCCATGCAGGCTACCGCACTATTTACTTCTGCAGGTTTTAGTGGTGAACAACTTAGTAGATTAGGAGCGGTAGCACAAAATACTTCTTTAGCATTAGGAAGAAATTTACCTGATTCTCTAGATCGTCTTATTAAAGGTACAACTAAATTAGAGCCAGAACTACTTGATGAACTTGGTATTATGACTAAGTTAGGCGAAGCTACTGCAACTTATGCTTTAAAGACGGGTAAGTCTGCTGCCTCACTATCCGCTTTTGAACGTAGACAAGCCTTTCTAAATGCCGTATTAGCCGAAGGTGAATTAAAATTTGGTGGATTAAACCAAAAAATTGAAGTAAACCCATATGATAAATTAGCTGCTTCATTCGATAATCTTACTAAGAATACACTTAACTTTTTAAATAATAGCCTAGGTGTAGGAAGTTTTGTTGGCTTTTTATCTACTAGTGTTAGTGGATTAATTGGTGTTATTCTATTATTTGCATCAACCATTCAAAAAAGTCTTTTAGGTTCTCTTAGTGATCTGTCTAAAAAATCACTAGAAGCTGCTCAAGCAGCTAGAGAACAGTCTGCTCAAATAAAATTACAAGCTGAAGAAAAGCTAAAGTTAGCTAGAAGTAATGTAAGTTTTGAACTTACTGAAAAAAGAAATATTGAATTACATAAGCAGAGTACAAAGGCCGTAAAAGAAGCTGCTGAGGCTATGAAGACCGGTACTTTATCTCAAGAAGAGTTTGGTAGAGTACTACAGGCTAACGATAAATCTTTGGCAACTCACATAAGACTGAGAGACAAAGAAGCAGCCGCAGGAAAGGATACATCAGGCAGACAAGCACTTATTGATAATATAGAGGCACAAGGGATTGCTATAGCTGGTCTAGCAGAAGCCGAAAGGCAAAATGCAGAAAGAACAATCCCTCTAGAAACTGATGCTATTAAAGAGCGTGAAAGAGAGCGCTCTAAGTCAATGCTAGCTAGAGCTCAGGAAACCGCAGCTACAGCTATTCAAGAGGCCTCTGAGCGTAAATATATATCTGCTATTAAATCTGGTATTACGGCTACAAAAGAATATCATGCTTCATTAGTCATTTTAAGTAATCAAAAACAAGTTGACGCAGGAAAAACTGGATTAGCAGCTATTGCAACAGCAGCTTTTGCAAGCGTATCAAATACAGCTAAAACAGCAGTATTTGGTTTAAATATCGCTCTAAGAGGTTTAGTGGCGGGGCTACTAGCTGTAATAAATGTTGTAGGAATTGCCTTTTTAGTATTTGGAGCATTGAAAGCTACATTTGATTTTATTTACAGTAAACTTTATCCTAATAGTGTAAAGGCTACAGAACAGCTAAATAAAGCAACAGAAGATTATTCTACTGTACTAGAAAATCAATCTAAGGCCCATGAAGAAAATAACAGAATAATGAATAGCTCTGCTAGTATAGGGGATCGAGTTCTATTATCCTTTACTAATCAAGCTAACTCAGCTATTGAACTCTCAAAGTCTTTAAATACGTTAATTGTAGCTAGAGAAGAAGTTCGTAAAGCAGAGCTTCTAGATGCTAATTCAACAGGGGGTACCTCCCTAAAAAGCGAGGGCTCAAAACAATTTGGAATTCAAGCATCTTCTGCTGCATTTGAAATTTTACCTTCAGTAATACAAGATGCTACTACTGGCTTAGAGCAGTTCTTCGATCCTTCTGATAATCAAAAGCAACTAATTAAAACTATTGATGACCTGGGTAAATCAATGGGTAATCAAGGTTTACAAGCAGCTATTATTGGAACTACAGGAAGCCTAGAAAACTTTAGAAATCTATCTGAAGATAAGCAGTATTCAGTTTTAGGTACAATAGCAGAGTCTAATGCTAAATCTGCAACTAATTTACTATCTGCTGTAGAGGACTTAACTTCAGCATATGCTCAAGGTAGTACAGAAGGGGCTAAATTCTTCAATAGTGCTATACCTAACACACCCTTTGATGGTATTGTAAAATCCTTTGAGAAAATAAATTCCAGTTTGGCTACTTTTGCTTCTGAGGGTAAAAATGCTAGAGAACAGCTCGCAGCATTATCAAAGATACCGCCCGAATTAACTGATTTTCTAAAGCCAAAAGATGTAGCTGTATTAAACTCATTTAGAGAAGCTGAATTAATAATTACAGATCTACAGCCAAAGATATCTAAACTCAATGGAGCGGAAAAAGATGCTGCTGTTATAAAATTAAATAACGCAAAAGCTGTGCTACAAAATTCCGAACAAAACTTAGAGACTTTAACTAAAGCTCTACAGACAGCGGAAGCAGAAAATCAACAGAGACAAGCTTCAATAGCATTGTCTAAGGCACAAGCAGGATTAGAGCAAGCTAGGTTATCCAAGTATAGTTCTTTCCTAAATGCAGGTGCTGCTGGAATGAAAGCGCAGCTAGATTCTCAAGAAAAGATTAATAAATTAAATGTTGCTGGTTTAAGTGTACAAAAATCTATTATAGATGGTATGATTACACAAAAACGTTTAGCTATAGAAACCGCACAACAAGAGCTAACTGATCTAAGAGAAAAGCTAAGTCTGGAAAAAGAAATTAGTCTAGAAAAACTAGGTCAATATGCTGCTGCACTCAATAATGCACCTCCTGCTACAGCTATGGTACTTAAACCAGGAGCTGTCATACCTAATCCTATACCAACTGCCTCTGAACAATTAGCTAAGGATATTGCTAGAAAGACTTTGGAAATAAAAGCATCATCTGACGCTTTAAGAACCGCGAATCTACAATCTCAAGCATTAGGATATGAAATTGCAGCAGCAACTGAAGCTAATTTAACTGCAAAACAGAAAGCAGCCAAGGAAGCTGTTGCTGCACAGGAAGCTGTAAATAGAAGTTCTGCTAGAGAGATAGAGATACTAAAGGCGAAACAAGAAGTTGAATTAGCTAATATTAAGCTTAATGATATTTTAAGTAGAAATAATACTTCTATACCAAATAATCGTAGTGCAGAAGTTGATTCTATACTAAGTCAAGCAGCATCTGCGAAACTAGAGCTGGACAAAACATTTAAATCGACTACCGATAAATTAATTGTTGATATAGCTCAAGCTAATTCTATGCTAGCAACAGCTGATCCTAAGAAGAAAAAAGGTATTCAAGAAAGTATTGATAACATGGAAGCGGAAAAGAAAAAAACCACCGAAATCAATACCGAAAGAGTCAAGCTTTTAGAAATTAATACTACTATTCAACTACTAGAAAAAGCAGGACTTGCGGATTTAAATGCTGAACTTAATTTAAGACAACAAATTGTACAAAGTCAGTTAAAGAATTTAGAAACACAACAAGCACTTCAAAAAATACAGTTTGATATTAGCAATATGCCTCAGGCAACTATAGCTTCTGCTCTGGGTGTTAATTTACCAAATCAGGAAATACGTGCATCTGAATTTGCCTTAAAACAAGCAAAAGAATCCGCTGGAATTCGTAAACAGACTATAGAGTTAGAATATCAATTATTACAAGCTCAAGCCGCCCAACAGGCTAGAAATATGAGAGCTGCTGGGGAAGCTCTCATAAAGGAAAATAAGAGCCCCGAGTCCGTAGCTGAAGGACAGAGAGCCGTTAGTTTAGCTGGTCAAATTGAAGCAAATATACCTGCTTTAGGTGCTGCATCAAAAGCCGCATCTGATGCTGTAGATAAAAACATACAACTGCAAGGACTAGAAGTAGCTAAGGCTAAAATTTCGCAATTCTCTACTGTTTTACTAGAAAACTTTAAGAAATTGGGTCCTAATGGAGAGGCTGCAGCAGCTATATTCAGTGGTATGTCTCAAATTTCTTTCGCTGCAGTGGACGCTTTCAAGACTATAGGAGACGCTAGTGCGACTACTACAGACAAAGTGGCCGCCGTTGCAGGAGCACTATCACAAACTTTAAGTTCAGTAATGTCTATTTTATCCTCTATTAGTAATGCTAGAATTGCTGCCGTAGATAAGGAAATAGCTGCGGAACAGAAAAGAGATGGTAAGTCTGCTGAGAGTGTAGCAAAAGTAGACGCATTGAATAAGAAAAAAGATAGTATAGCTCGTAAGTCATTTAACATACAGAAGAAGCTTATGATGGCTCAAGCAGTAGTTAGTACTGCGGCAGCTATTGCGATGGCACTCGGACAACTAGGACCAATAGCTGGTCCTATTGTTGCAGGTGTTATGGGGGCTATGGGCGCTGCTCAGATTGCTATTATCGCGGGAACCCAGTATGAAAGTGCTAATAGTGCTGGAAAAGTGCAGCCACCCTCAACCCTCTCAATAGGCAAGCGTAGCGATACGGTCGACCTAGCAAGAGGCCCAAGTGCTAATGCTGGTGGAGAAGTTGGATTCCTAAGAGGCTCACAAGGTATGGGCACAAATGCCTCAAACTTCCGCACTATCGGCTCTGCCTACGGTGGGGAACTAATGAGAGGTTATGGCAATCGTGGCTTCGTAGTTGGAGAAAAGGGACCTGAAGTAATCACTCCCGAAACTCCAATCAACGTAACTCCAGCCAATGATGTAATGGGATCCGCTCCTGTTAATGCTACTATCAACATCCAAGCCCTAGATGCTTCTGGCGTAGAGAATATTCTAGTGTCCCAGAAGGGAAACATCATTAAGATGCTTAGACAAGCTGCTAATGCCTCAGGACAGGGCTTCCTTGAAGATGTTAACGTGAATGTTTATACACGTCCTAATGTAAACAGATTGTAAAAGAAGTGCTGCCGGCTAGCTGCCGGCAGCATCGGAGACAAATGAATGCCTGTATTTACTAACTTTTCTGACATATTGCCAGATCCTAATAATAAAATTGATGCTGCTGGTGTCTCTAGTGCTACTGGATCGGCAGGGCCTGGTTTTGCCAGTGTCAAGTTTAGATCGAGCAGGCAAGTACAAATGTCCCGTACGATTTCAGGGAGAGGCGTAACAGCCTCTCCCGGTTATCATACCTGGGAATTTGATATTAATTATAATCCTTTAACTCGCACAGAGTTCGAACCAGTCTCTACATTTCTAGAGTCTAGAGAAGGAAGGCTAAGACCGTTCTTCGTTATTCTGCCTCAGCATAGAGTGCCCCAGAATTCATTATTCGCTACTTACGCAGCCGCTAATTCTATTACGGCAGCAGAAGCCACTTCAGCGGGATCAACTACCCTGCTGATTTCTGGTTCAAGTATGTTAGTAGGTACTGCTGGAAGTCCTAGTCCTGGAGACTTTATAAACATAGTAGATTCAGCTAACACTAATCATGTAAAGTCTTACAAGATTACAAGAGTTGAAACAAACAGTGACTATAGAAGCGGAACTACACCGCCTACAACCTCACAGAGAAGAATCCACGTGATGCCTCCTCTGGCTAGGTCGGTTTCATCAGGTTCAGTAATCAGATTTATAGATCCTAGATTTAGAGTTATTCAAAAAGGAGATACCTTGGAATACGATTTAAACACTGATAATCTTTATCAGTTTAGCGTTTCAGTAGAGGAATTATTACCATGATAGAAGAAAGATTAGTTAACATAAATCTTAAGAATGCACTGGTCAATAATGCGCCTATTAAGTATGCACATCTAATTAAGTTCGAAAGACCTTCGAAGCCAGACAGTATTACGGGTCTGGTATCTACTTCAAAAGAACGCTATACTTATCTAACTGATGCTAGTATTGACGTATCTTTCGATGATGGTAGCACAAGCTTATCCGGAGTAGCAAATGGTACACAGACATACTTAGCTAATAAGATTCTAGATGTTGGAAGCGTACAGGAGCAAACTAAGGCAACAGCTAGCCAAACAACTGTCGTTGTTGATGGTAACGCGCTTGGTGGAAAGCTAACTTCATCGGTTACAATTTCAGTAGTATCCACAGGAGTCTGGGACATTGCGTTTCAGGCTCCTGTAACTCTTGATGACGTTCTTGAGGAAGGCTTCCGCGAAGGTGACAAAGTCTCCCTACTTATTTCAGGTACTAGCTATCCAGTAAATATCACCGCATTTAGAAGCAACAACACTCTTAGAGTTTCAAAGATTGACGATAATTTACCAACTGGAACAGTAACGGCAGTTTTGTCTCTGTCAAGTGAAGAAGTCATTAGTATTCTTCTTAACAAGAATGATACTAATTACGCATCGTTTATCAATCGCGAAGTCTTTATCTACAGAGCATACTTTGATGCTGATACAAACCAGATTCTTGGCACTCCTATTAACCTATTCAAGGGTATCATTCAGAATGTAAGCTTCGAGGATACTGAACAGGCTATTAAAGTATCCTGGGGTCTCACTAGTCACTGGGGCGATTTCTCTCAGGTTCGTGGTCGAGTAACATCAGATGACTCCCACAGAGCACTAGATGAGAATGGTGTGCCTCAGCCCTTCTCCACGCTGAAGCCTATTTATGCGTATGACAAAGGCTTTATGCACGCAGAAACCTCGCTTAATCTTTTAGCGAAGTATTCCGTTAGCTATGAAGCTATTGATGACATTAAGTCAAAGAAGGGCTTTCTAGGTATTGGAGCTAAAACTAAGATTACAAAGAAAACAGTCACAGAAGACCGGTTTACAGATCTTGATTTTCAGTTAGCCGCAAAGAGTATTCCGATTATTTATGGAGTAAGAGTCACAGAAGGTATTGGAGTATTTGCCGATACACTCAATACTGATAGCTCCACTGTGTATGCCATTTCGGCTATCTCAGAAGGTGAAATCGGAGGACTCTACGATATTTATGTAGATGGGCAAAGCCTTATCTGCACAGACAAAGCAGACTTTGATGCTAGATCGGATGAAGTCGCTAGAACGCCAGATGCCTCAGAAGCAATCGAAATCTTCTGCAGAGGTCGCTCAGATCGCGGGGATGTTTTAGGTGGATCTAGTGGATTACGTTATGATCTAGCAAGTATAAACATGTTTGCTGCTGGACTAGAGTTTGACTCTCTATTTGTCAGAGAAAACTATATTTCAGAAGGTAGGTATATTCAATACGATATTCCAGCCGAGCTACCTGCAGCTCAGCAGTATACACCTGGTACCGGAATTATTGACGGACAAAGTTTAACGCTATCTTCTCCATTACAATTTACTCTTGACTTCTTCTCTGGTAAGCCAGGACAAAAAGCAGCGTCGCAACTTGTAGACATTGCTAAAAATAAGCAATTCAAAGTGCAGAATGATTACTGGACTGGATCTGATACAACCGAGTATTGGGGACCTAACCATAGACTTCTAGATACTGCATATGTAGTTGGTAAATTCAAGATTGCAGAGGGAGATACCTCACTACCAGAACTTAAGATGGTAGTAAGAGGCAAAGTCATTGATTGCTATAATTACGATGGAAGCTACCTAAAGGATCGCAAAACAACTGGACAGGATGCTGCCAATTTCCCTCTAGGTTCTACAGTATCACTTTATAGATCTGATACCGACGCGCTCATAAACTCCAACGTGCAGATTATAGATAAGTGGACATTCTTCAATCCAGATGGCACTTCAAACACTAGATTCCGTTTTAGTGTTACTCCAACACTGGGCTATGTAAATGGTGTACCAACCATTACAAAGTTTTATATGCAGAATGGAGCCAGCCAACGCTGGACTATGGTTACGTATAATCATAAAGAGTTTACGGGAACTATAGCAAATAATATCTCAGCAGGTACATTAGCTACAACAACAGTAGGGTCAAATCTCGGATTTAGCTTTGCTTCTAATACGGATATGACCGTAGAAGGTGATCCTGCTCACAACAGTCCTATCTTTAGAGTTGTTGATGCTAACTTGGACAATCTAACCGACAGTTCCTTACTTGCTCAGAGTGCGTTCTCTGGAACAGTTACCTCAACAACGTTAACTACACTATATCCCGCTTCTGTTTATACGGGACAAACACCACCTGTTGGAGCTTTACTAGCTTCCACCAATACTATTAGGCTACCAGCAGCAGCTTCATCTTCAAATGACACTTATGTAGGTGACACTATTGAAGTAGTAAGGATTATCTCAAGCACTGGAAGAAGCTTTGTTCAAACAGCGGAAATTATTGCGTATCAGGGCAGCACTAGAATTGCAACTATTGATACACTATGGACTTTCATTCCTAAAGCTAGCGACACTGTAACTATCTCTCCACGTTATGCGGATAAGAGAGTAAGCATAAATCCAGCTATTCAAACTACCGACTATCTCACTTCTAAGACTTACGGAAGAGGGCTAGATATCGGTAAGGACGTGAATTTACCTGCTGTAATTTCTACAGCGCAGAAGTGCGATACAAGATCTACTGTTTCTGTAGGAACCAGTACTACTGGAGCTATTGTGGGTGACGTATATCGTTATCCTGCTGCTGGTAATATTCTATGGCAAGGTAAGGTCGCTCTAGCACCTAATACTGCTGGTAAGTTTGCTACTAGAGTAGTTACATTTACTGATGTTATTGGTAAACTAACAAACCTTTGGAACTCATGGAAGAACTGGGATGCGGGTACAATTCTATATTATGATGGTAGAGTATATACTGTTGATACGGCTGGCATTAAAACTGTAGAGCCAACTCATACTTCTGGAAGCGTTAATGGGCTAACTTATGTTTCTTCAGTAGCACTTACAAGAGCTTCAGGAACTGGACCCGCTACTTTAACTCTACCGACAACTGCGGGTAATCCAGTATTCGACGAGAGAGATGGACGCAAGATTTCAGGATATTCTATTTACGACTCCGATGATATTAACTACTGGAAGCTATGCGGTTGGGACGGACATGAGCAACGTTATGTAACCAAATACCAAACAAACCTTCAGATTGATACTAGCGTTCCATTGTTTGACAATACAAATGGATTACTAGAGCACTATAATGGGATTCTTCGCTATACCTCTGGACAGTACTTTCTGAATATCGAGGAACCAGTAGCAGTCACCTCGGGTAGCTCTTCTACAGATACTATCAGAATTGTAACTTCGGATGATATTATTGGTAAAATTCAGCTCTCAGATGAAGGCGTAAGAAGCGCTTTCAACTCTGTAACAGCCGCGTTTGCCGATCCTGCGAATAAGTTCGAGGCTCGTAACGTAAGTTTCTTTAATTCCGAATATTTACGTATTGATCGTAACGTTCCTAAAAAGGGAAACCTAAGTGTTCCTGGAAGTACAAATTATTATAATACTAGAATTCTAGCCGATGGACTTCTCAATAAGAGTAGATTTGGTCTAACGATCAGTTTCACGATGAGATACCACGGTATTCTACTATTAGCTGGATCAATTATTCAGGTGGTTTATCCAAGATACGGAAGTAGCTGGGATGCTCCTGGAAAGCGTTTTAGAATCGAGAGCCTAACATATCAGGCTGATGGTTTGGTTGACGTGGTTGCCAAGGAGTATGATGATAGTTTCTATGGGGCTAGCAATCTATCAGGTGGTAGTTCTAGTGCTAATATAACTGCGGGATCTTCTCCAGTAACAAGCGTTCCAGGAAGTCCAACAGGTCTTGTAGTAACAAGTGCGGATACCTCAGATGAGTTATATAACGGAGTAGAGCTATTCTGGACAAATGATACCGCAGCACTAAATAGTGCGGCTACTGTAGTTACCGAGATCTATGCAGGACTAAGTAGCAAGTTATTTACTACTGTTACTATTATAGCAGGAGATACCCTGACCTCAAGTACTACTCATGAACTAGTAGTGGGTATGCCAGTATACCCTGAAACTAGTGCTAATGGTATTGACGGTACCGAGGTTTATTATGTAGTGGCTACTCCAACAACAACTACTTTTAAACTATCTTCGACTAAGGGAGGAGCAGCCATCACATTTACAGCAGGTACAGCACTTTCTATAAGAATTCGTACTGCTACATTGTTAGCAACAACCCCAGTTCCAGCTAGATCATATGTCGATAATCTAGCGAACGTAGAAACCGGTAGAGTTGAAAAATACTACTGGATTAGATATAAGGTATTAAGATCATGACGTCAGTTTATTATTCATCTTTCGAACCTTCGGAGGACTCTGGGGCAAAAGGAACAGCTGCTTTCGCTAGCGTAACTGCTGCTAGCCTCACAGTTCCATCTTCAGTAGTTCCCACTTTAGCGGACGGCACCGGAGGAGTTTATAGCTCCTCCGGTGGCTTTATGGTCGTTAAAAGAAGTGATGAGGTACTAGCTGCTACATACTCCGTAGTATCTAGAACTCCTAGTAGTCCTACATGGATTAGCATAAATGCGTCTACGGGGGCATATACTGTAACTGATCCTTTGACTGATTCTGCGTCAGCTGTACTAAGAGCCACAGTAGACGGAACTAACTATGATCTTACATATACTTTGGCAAAAGTTAAGAAGGGAGTTGATGGTGCTGTTGGAAGCAGTAATGCTATAGTATACCTATACCAAAGAGCTGCTACACAGCCTGCAGCACCTTCAGGTACTTTTACCTATACATTTGCTACAGGCGTTCTTAGCGGTGGCACTCCAGGTAGCTGGACTCAGGCTATTCCAGCTAATAATGGGCAGCCTTTATGGGTGATTGCAGCTACAGCGAGCGCTACTACAGCTACAGATACTATTGCTGCTAATGAGTTTTCAAGTCCAGTGGTTCTAGCTCAAGACGGAACTAATGGAACTAACGGACTTAACTCAGCTACAGTATTTCTGTACCAAAGAGCTGCTACAGCACCTGCAGTTCCTAACGCGAATACAACTTATACATTTGCTACAGGCCTACTATCAGGAGCAGCAATAGGTAGCTGGACTCAGACAGTCCCAGCAGGAACTGATCCGCTATATGTAACTACAGCTACAGCTGTAGCGACTACAGCTACTGATACTATTGCTAATACAGAATGGGCTACAGTAAGAGTACTAGCTCAGAATGGAAGCAATGGAAGCCCAGGTACTGCGGCAGTTAGTGGATACTTAACTAGTGAATCCGTTTCAGTATTTGCATACGCGAATGGTGTAGTTACTTCTTATGCTCCAGCCACAGGATCATTCGTAATTTTAAGTGGCACTACAGATATTAGTACAAACTTTACTTTATCTACAGTCACGAATCCGCAAACTTTAACAGTAACTTATACAAATAGAGTTTATACTGTCTCTGCAGGGTTTGATGCTAATGAGGACACTGCAAGTCTTACTATCAGAGCAACTGGATCTGGAGCTTGGGCTGGTATAACTGTAGACAAAGTATTCTCTCTTGCAAAAACAAAGGGAGGATATGAAATCGTATCAAGCCTTCCAGGCTCCGGAGACCCTAGACGCTTTGAAGGGTCTATAGTATTTTTGACCACAGACGACAAGCTATATCGTTTTGAGGGAACTAACTGGACTGCGGCAGTACCTGCTGTTGATATTACAGGTCAGATACTAAACGCTCAGATAGCTGATAATGCTATTACAGAGGGTAAGGTAGTTAATAGTGCCATAATTTCGGCTAAGTTAGCCGACTCTGCGGTTACATCTGGTAAATTAGCTGACTTAGCTGTTACTTCGGGTAAGATAGGAGCTGGAGCAGTAAGTAGTGCTAAATTGGCTATCGGTGTAGGTGGGAACATGCTTATAGGGGCAGTTCCCAGTACCAACCCCAATAAATGGAACATCGCAGGGTATAACCCAGATTCAGTAACATACAGAAATAATGGTTTTGGTATATTTCTAAGTTATACATATGGTGGAGCCGCAGGTAATGAGTGGACTTTATCTGATAACTCTACTTTTGCTATATATCAGGATAATGCATTTAGTGGTGGTGCAGGATTAGCAGATTTCTATCCTTCTACCCTAAGTTCAGTATCAGGATCAGTCAATTATTATTTTCCAGTAGTTGTGAACAAGACCTATGAATTTTCTGTGTTTACGGGAGCTCACAGATGCAAATTTGGTCTGTTTATGGGTTGGGTGAACTCTAGCGGTAATTTTATTTCATTTACTACTGAGGATGTAAATGACGAAGCTCAACTTGGAGGCACCACTCTATCTGGGTACAAACGATTAATAAGTAGGGGTACTGCTCCAGCAGGTGCCGTTAGTGTACAATTGATCTATAGAAAATACCATACTAAACCTGGTCAATCAGACAGTTGGGTTTTCTTGAATCGTCCAATGTTCGGAGAAACAGTTGCTAATGCAACGGAGGCTCTTCCATACTCGCTACCAAGTCCTGGAATAATCCACGCCGAGCAGCTAATTAATAGTAGTATTGCTAGTGGTCAAATCGCAGCCAATGCTATCATCTCAGACAAGATTGCAGCTAATGCTATTGTATCTGATAAGATCGCAGCTAATGCTGTTACAGCAGGAAAAATTGCTGCTGATTCTATTACGGCTAATGAAATTGCTGCTAATGCTATTACTGCAAATGAAATCGCAACTAATGCTATCACAGCAGGCAAGATTGAAGCCAATGCAGTTACTGCCGATAAAGTGGCAGCTAATGCTATCACAGCAGCTAAAATTAGTGCAGGAGCTATTACAGCCACAAAGCTTACATTAACAAATGGAAGCGCAGTTGATCCAGATCCTAATTTCTTTGATCCTTTTTGGTGGGGTTGGGGAGATGACGCTCAGTTTGTAGAAACTACTGCTTCTAACTCTTCGCAGCCGTATCGCTATACTTTTGTTGGAAATGGTGGTGGTGTCAGAGACTATTCTAGCGAGAATGTTCCCGTGGAGAAGGGTGCTTGGTTTAGAACTCGTCTAAGAATATATATAAGTCCTGATGCAGCCGGGTGGATTGCCCCTACATGGCATTGGCCTGGACAGTTCTACAATACTCCTGCCCCATACACTACAAGAGCAGACGTAGATAATAATGCATTCCCTGTTATTGACATGGCCAATACTGTTATTCCAAAAGGACAATGGGTTACCTATGTAAATACTAGAGAGTTTAATAATACAGTGAATGGCGAGCATTTCATTGAACATCGCTGGAGATCTAATCTTACTGCTGGCTATGTAGAGTTTGTTTGGGAAGTTGTTCGAGCAAACAATGCAGAGCTTATTGTAGACGGTGCTATTACCGCTACAAAGGTAGCAGCCAATGCGATTACTGCTGACAAGATCGAAGCCAATGCTGTTACTGCTGATAAAATTATAGCTAATGCGATCGTTTCGGATAAAATCGCGGCGAATGCAATTATAGCAGGAAAAATTGCTACTAATGCTATTACAGCAGATAAGATTGAAGCTGGAGCAGTTACTGCAGCTAAAATTAGTGTTACTAGTCTATCCGCAATTACCGCAGACGTTGGCACTCTTACTGCTGGTATTATCCGTAATACTTCTGATAGTTATAGAGTTGATGTTACTAATGGAAGAACCATCGTTCAAACTGGATCTTTTATGAAAGTTAGTGGAGCACCTTTTGGTTCTAGTAATCAGTTTATTGAATGGTATGGTCCATACTTTGCCAGCTTAAGCTCGTGTACTGAAGCTAACGCTACTTACTATCTTAAGACAAATGGCTCCGCGTATTTTGGTGGTACATTGTCCGCCGGGGTACTTAAAAACGCTGCTCAAAGTACTTCTGTGGCTAGTGATGCTTCTATTACTGTAGGAGACTTTTCTTCAAATGGTGGTGTAAAGACCATTACATTATCTTATGAATATGCAAGAGGCTACCAATGTAATACAAACACAGGCGCTATAACTGGATCTAGTAATATAGCAGTATTAATAGAGAAATCCATTAATGGGGGTAGCACTTGGACGACTCTAGCGACTCTTACTGTTCCAGATACAGAAAGAACAGTTGAAGTAGAGCCACCAGATTTTGATAGAGTACAATATAGAGCTTCAGCATCGACTACTCTTACTGATAATACTGGAGCAGGCAATATGAGACTAAGAGCCAGATTAACATCACGTACACTACCTACATTAAGTGGTACTGGTATCTTTAATTTTGTAGAGACTCAGAATATATCTGTAATCTCAATAGAATAAAAATAGCCCCGCTAGAGCAATCTAGCGGGGCTTCTTTTATGCGTAAAGCTTCTTCAGTTGCTCATAGCCACCAATAGGCTTACCATCTACAAGGATGTAAGGCACTGTCTTAGCATCTGGAAACTTCTCAATAAATTCATCACGAGTAATGTTATTACCAATTCTGGATTCAGTGAACTCCATTCCTAGTCCTTTTAGTAAGATCTTAGCTTGCATACAGTATGTGCAGCTTTGCTTCGTATAGATCTCAATCATAGCTTAAACTCCTTAAACATATCAGCAGATACATCCTTGTCTACTCCGCCCACAATGTAAGACGTAATTTCTGTCTCTTGTGGAGCTACTTGAACATCAGAACCCGCGATCCACTTTTGTGTCCAAGGTAGAGGATTACTCTTTGTACCGTATACTGGTGGGTATCCTAGGGCAACTAGTCGCTTGTCAGCAATCCACTCAACGTAGTTGCATAGAAGCTTTTCGTTAAGTCCAATGACTGAGCCATCCTTAAACAGATAACTGGCCCATGCCTTTTCTTGATCTACTACGCTCTTAACAAGTTCCATAACTTCCGGACGAAGCTTCGTGCGAATAGCAGCGAACTCAGGATCATCTGTTGGAAGAATCTTCAACAGCTGCTGAGTCGAACCCAAGTGAATGTTCTCGTCCCTAGCAATGAACTTAATGATCTTAGCATTACCCTCCATCTTTTTAAGCTCAGCGAAAGCCCAAGAACAAGCGAAGGAAACGTAGAAACGAATACCCTCTAGGAAGTTCACGGCATTGAGACACATCCAGAGGGCCTCTTTGTGCGCTGCCTGCATATTGAACTGCGTGTACTTAGGATTACTCATGAACTCATTGAGTTCAATAAGTTCATCATAGTACTTACTAATATCGCCAGCACAATCCACAATCTCCTTAATATTCATAATCTCATCGAATACTATAGAAGGATCTGGATAAACATTCTTGATAATCCAAGTGTAAGACTTGGAGTGAATCGTTTCAAAGAAGGCCCAGGTTTGAATCCAGTTCTCTAACTCTGGAAGTGAACAGATAGGTAGAAGCGCCACTGATGGCGCCCTACCCTGTACTGAGTCCAGTAGAATCTGTCTTTTTAGATTGCTAGTGAAGATATGCTTTTCATGGGGTGACAGTGTTTTAAAGTCTCCACTATCCTTCCCTAGCTCGACCTCTTGGGGTCTCCAAAAGAACCCTAGCTGCTTTTCTGTTAGCTTGTCGAACTGTGGATACTTCATAACGTCATAACGAGCAATGTCTAGTTGTCCGTCGAAGAACGCTGTTTTGTCTAGATGGGACTTGTTGTCCGTGTTAAATACTGTCATCTTTACACCTTACAGGAATCACAATCCTCTTCCTCTACAACTATTGTAGATGGCATGTTAACTTCTTCTCCTGCACCATCATTCGTATTGAAATAGTACAGGGTCTTTAAACCGTACTTGTAAGTCATTAATAAGTGACTTATAAGGACAGACATGGGCAGTTTATCGTCTGGATAAAATGCCGGATTGTACGACGTATTTGTCGAGATAGACTGGTCAATGAACTTTTGCAGAACCGCCATAATCTTGATGTAACCTTCTGGAGACTTTTGATCCCAGAGAAGTTCGTACTTAACGTTGCCAATATCAGGCACAACTTGCTTAAGAACTCCGTCCTTAGACTGTTTAACTGATACTAGACTCCGAGGAGGCTCGATACCGTTTGTAGAGTTGCTAATCTGTGAAGATGTTTCAGAAGGCATTAGCGCCATAAGAGTGGAGTTATAGATACCATTCTCATACAACTGGTCACGTAACGAGTCCCAATCCATCTTGTAGTTCGGCGCAACTAGTTCGTCTACAGCCTTCTTATAAGTATCAATTGGTAGAACACCATATTCATACTTAGTCTCATCAGACTTTGGACACGCTCCAAACTCCGCGGCCAGATCAGCAGATGCCTTAATCATGTAGTATGACCAAGCTTCTGCGTACTCATGCACTAAGTCCAGATTAGGATCAGAGTAGTTTGAGCCGTTCCTAGCAAGCCAGTAAGCAAAGTTAACGATACCAATACCTAGTGGTCTACGGTTTAGCGTGGCTAGTTCCGCTGCTAGAATAGGATACTCTTGTGTGTCAATAAGAGCATTGAGTGCTCGTACTGCTAGTTCACAGGGACGCTGAAAGTCTTCAGGCTTCTGGATGTTACCCCAGTTGATGGCGGCTAGAATACAAAGCGCAATCTCACCCTGATCGTCCCAAAGATTATCAATCGGAGTAGTTGGCAGAGTAATCTCTTGACACAGATTACTCATTCGAACAGGAACTGTGAAAGAGCTATGTGTATTAGCGTGATCTACATTCATGATGTAGATACGACCAGTATCCTTGCGCTCCTGCATCAGGCTAGAGAATAGTTCTAGTGCTGATACCTGCTTCTTGCGAATAGTAGGATTAGCTTCGGCTTCTTCATACAGCTTCTGGAACTCGTCATTGCTGCTAAAGAACGCATCATAGAGTCCTGGAACATCGCTAGGACTGAATAGAGTAATTACTCCACCTTGCAGCAGACGCTCGTACATCAGCTTATTAAGCTGAACAGAATAGTCTAGGTGACGAACTCGGTTGTCCTCAGTACCCTTGTTGTTCTTGAGAACCAGTAGGTCTTCTACTTCTAGATGCCACATAGGGTAGTGAAGGGTAGCTGCACCACCACGAACACCGCCCTGTGAACAGCTCTTTACAGAAGACTGGAAGAATCTATAGAAGGGAATAACCCCGGTATGCGCTGTGTCACCAGTACGAACTGGAGACTTGAGAGCACGAATAGATCCTGCGCCAATTCCGATGCCTGCCTTCTGTGATACATACTTCATAATCGCAGAGCCAGTTGCAGAGATTGAATCTAAACTGTCTGCGGTTTCGATAAGAACGCACGAGCTGAACTGACGCTGTGGCGTTCTTGCCCCAGCCATGATTGGCGTAGGAAAGCTAAGATCAAAGTTTGACAGAGCATCATAAAGCTCCTTTACCCACTTTAGCCGCTCCTTCTTGTAGCTAACAAACAAGGTGGCTGCAATGAGCATATTAGCCATCTGAGGGGTCTCGAAGATCTCGCCACTGGCACGATTCTTTACTAGATACTTGCCACGCATCTGCTCCATAGCAGCGTAGGTTAGCTTAGTGTCCCTCTCGTGATCAATATAATCACCTAGAATCTTCCAATCTTTCTCGGAATAACGCTTTAGAAGCGCTGGGTCATAGAACCCTAGATCGACTACCTTACGAAGGTGATCTACTAACTCAGGTGGGGTATAATCCCCATAAACTTCCTTACGAAGCTGATAGTTGATTAGGCGACCAGCTACATACTGATAATCAGGAGACTCCTCCGAGATCAGGTCTGCTGTCGCCTTAATCATAGTTTCATGAATGTCCCTAGTTTGGATACCGTCATAAAACTGAATGTGTGAGGCCATTTCAATAGCACTCACCGAAACGCTGTCCAGATCCTCACAAGCCCATTCAAGAACCGTGTGAATCTTGTCAACGTTTAGTTCTTCTAAGCGTCCATCGCGCTTTGTTACTTTAATCATCATTTAGCTCCAAACACTAGTCTACGACCAATATCTTGAACATTATTGTGTCCAATAGCTTCTTGGGAGAAACTAATCAGATCCATAAGTTCATAGTTTAAGGGAATCTGATCTCGGTTATCATTGACTGCTTGAATAAATTTTTGCTTGCCGGCTAATGGGCAGGCATCATAAATATCCATAGCCGAACCATATTGCTCGATGAGAGCGGCAGCACGCTTAGGGCCCACACCTGGAATACCCGGAATGTTGTCACCAGAGTCGCCCATCAAAACCTTGTAAGAAATGTATTGCTCTGGAGTCACAGGGTAATCCCAAGTATCTAGAGTAACTTCTTTCCGAGTAACCGTAGAAAACCGCGATACATTAGGACCAACAAGAAGATCCCAGTCACGATCAGAACTGATAAGCCAAGCTTGATCGAAACCATAGTCATGTAGCCGAGATACGAGATACGCTGCAATATCGTCCGCTTCGACACCTTGGTATCTAAAGAGCTGAATTCGAGGGTGCTTGTCGAGGGTTTCGAGGACTCGTTCATATTCATCAAAAAACTTTCTAGATGCTTCTTTTTCTTCTGCGGTCTGCTTCTCGACAAGTTCTTTACGATTAGCTTTGTACTCTGGAAAAAGTGTTTTGCGGTAAGAGGAACCACCCCAGTCTGCGGCGGCAATGATAGTGCCAGCATTATAGGATTTAGCTAGAGACATTACTGTAGCGACATACTCTTCTACAAACTTGCTAGCGCCTGAATGCTTCCAGCGAAAGGCAACGTTCATGCAGTCAACAATCATCATGTTGCTGTCTGGTTTTACTTCTTGGGTAAATGTAGCCATGTTATATTTTCTTTCTTTATCCATTCACTAGCTTCCATAATATAGCAGTTTAGCCACGGAATGTCAAGATACTTCTCAACGTTCGCTGGCTTTATATCCGTACTTACGAATAGCTTTGATCTGTTATACTTAAAGAATAACAGAGGGCTGAGTGGCTTTGCTTGTTTCTGTAGTTTAGTCCACCACTGAACAAAGTCATTTGTTTTATTTGTGAGAATCTTATCCGATATGGGAGACTCCGCATAGTTTTTTACTTCGATACAGAATACATTTCTATACTGAGGTATCATGAGATCCCCCTTTATATTACCACTACCTGATCCGGGAGTATAGTCAAAAGTATAAGGAGTCTCCTTTTCAAGAAACTCCTTAACTAACTTCTCACCTACTTTACCTTTTTGGCGAGGATTAACCATTTTCGATCCAGCTTACACCATCCCGCTTTTTGATCTTTAGTTTATCTACTAAAGGATGCGTCCATGAGTGACTGACTAAGAAAGTATTAAGTCCTTCCTCTTGAAGTAGAACTTCTACTAGTCGTTCTCGTCCATAGTCATCAAGCACACTAATGACTTCGTCAAGGAACAATACGTTAATTGTATTCTTCGAGATACTAGACATTAGCTTTCTGATGGCGAGTAAGGTAGAAATATTAATTCTTGCCATTTCCCCTGATGATGGAGCAGAGATACTGATCTCTTTCCCTTCATCTGTGACAATGACGTTAAGTTTGTCAGAACTAATTGAGAACTCGATTGTAAATCTGCCATCTGATAACTCCGCTAGATACTCGTTAGTGTGAACTTCTAAGTCCTTGACTAGGTTCTCTAACTTATAGGCGATCAGACCATTGGTACTAAATGCCTTCTTAAGAACTTCTAAGTTTTTATACTTGTCAGTTAAGAATACTAGTTGTTCCCTAGCTTCCTTCAGTTCTTCGGAGAATTTTTCATTCTGTTCTAGATACACGTTTATCTTAGAGTTATGCTTTAGCGCCTCGTTATTGATAGCCGTTACCTTAGAAATCTCGGCGTCCACCTTAGCTAGTGTATTCTTTATTACCACTAGCTCTTCCTCAATATCAGAGGCGCTGAGTAGTTCAGAACTAAGACTGGGATTAAGAGTAGCGTTTAGTTGCTCCCACTCCTTTATCTGTTCCTGAGTCATATCAAAGAGACGATTATTCTTTTTGATACGATCTACCTCTGCTTCTAGCTCCTTAATGCGAGCCGTATATTCATTAGAATTAGTAGTATTACTATTAAGTAGACCATCATAGAATTCTTTATCAATGTCCTGTAGACACGTAGGACACTTATCCTTTAGACCCTTTAGCTTTTGCACTACAGCGTCAGCAGATTGCTTTGCAGATTTTAACTGTCCAATGTCACCCTGAATATCATCATAGGATTCTTTTGTGACATTGACATTTCTAAGTTCTTCTATATCAATGGCATCTATGAGTTTACGAACCGTATTATTTTTCTTAATAGAATCGTTGTGCGATTTTATGTTAGATAATTTTGAGTTCAGATTACCAACTTCAGAGCTAAAATCTGGTCGTTCTGGTAATTCCTCAATATCTTTTAATTCCAAATCTAGCTTAGAGTTATTAGATAGCCACTTATTGATAGTTTCGATTCGAGAGTCGAGTGAGGTCACTTCCGTCCCTAGGGACTTCGCGGCCTCTTTAAAAACCTCAAACAACTTCGTATAGTCTTCGAGGTCAAATAGATCGATCAAGAATTTTTTTCGGGCTGTGTCTGTGGCAGTCAAAAACGCGAGAGAAGAATTTGTCGATTGATAAATCAATTGTTGGAATGTTTTGAAATCCATTCCTAGTAGTTCTTCGATCTGCTTGAATGTATTAGTAGCTGTGTGACTGCTAATATCAGTGCTTTCATTCAAAAGCTTGATCTTGATGGCACCACTTTTTCTAGCGATATCTACCGTGTATTCTTGACTATCAATCGAGAATACTAGTTTAATATTGTAGCTTCCATCCAATAGTCTATTTGGAATGTCTGCTTTCTTAGCTCCCTTTGAGTTTTTATTATAAAGGGCTTCTTCCATAATAAGTGGAATAGAAGACTTTCCAAACCCATTAGGAGCAATAATCTGAGTAACTGCTTCTTTGCTTAGATCGACTTTATTATTGTCACCAAAGCTAAAGCACTTATCCCACTCTATTGATTGTAGTACTACCGTACTCATTAAATACTCCCATTATAGATTCAACTTGATCTTCTGGTAACTCTTGAATATATCGCAAGTACTCAGCCAGTTCTTCTGGAATAGTCATCTTCTTATCCAGAACTAGCGCCGTATCACTCTTGCGCTTCACAATCTTCTTGTCCAGAAGCTCAGTGTTATCTATCTTCGCCAAGTCCTTGATGTTACCTTCTAACTCATAGATTGTATGATGAAAATCTGTAGATACCATTTCTTCTGGCGAAGTTACTGTTCTACGTATTAGCTGAGGTAAATCAAAGGCATGCCAAGTCCAATCCCAATCACTATCAATTATGATGTATCCAGTGTCTACTTCGTTCCTATGAAAGGATGTAGTCATTGGGCTACCCGGATAAACAATGTTTCGCTGGGTATTAGAGTGTGAGTGTAAGTCACCAGCAAAAACTACAGGAAACTTATCTAGCCACTCTAAGGGAATCTCTGGCTTTACGTGTGGTGGAATCTCTCCACGAACATGAGTAAACACTGGTCTAGGATCTAGATCTTGCCATGTTGTTTCGTGCTTTACGTATTCATATGGAACTACATAAAACTCATCGTGTTTGAATATATAATCTACTACCACTTCTACTAAAGGATTGAGACTTTCTGAGACTTCTTTAAGCTCCGTAAAGAAACTCTTTCCTTTCTTTGTAGACTCGTGATTTCCCGTTGAGATTATTGTACGTTTCTTTCGCTGAGCAATAAACTTAAAGTAAAGTTTTAGCTCATCTAGATTGGGCATACGATCAAATATATCTCCGGGGATGATAATTTGATCAACCTGTTTTTCAGCTTCGGCGACTTGTTTAAAGAATAACTCGTATCTGTTATACGCCCACTCTTTTGGAACATTCTTTTGCCCTAGCTTTATATGTACATCAGCAATTAGTAATGTTTTCATAATACTCCGAATAAGAAGCCCAGGACACTTCATGCGTCCTGGGCTTACTTTTTATACGACGTTTAGTTCGTCTTCAACGCTCTCATCAACGTTTTCGTTTCCGTCACCGTTAACAATCTTTTCTAGAAGATCCTTCTGTGCCTGTGGTGCAGCACGAGGAATAACTTCTTCGATTGGCTTAGCGGTAGCAATTGCTTCACGCTCAGCTGCGCTAAGTGGGCCCTTTGAATTGAGGCACTTAACAGTTTGAAGAGTGTACTCTACGTTAATTGGTAGTGGACCTGTCTTCTTCTTGTTGAACTTTAGAACCCAACCATTTTCTGGGTCAGTTGGATCGCCAAGATCATCAATGTTAGACATGATCTGATCGAATAGCTTCTTCTTGAAGTTAAAGACAACAGGCTTGTTGTCCTTGTCTAGACCCATCATTGAATACGACCAGCTGCACTTAAGATCTGGGAAGTATTCCTTTACCCAATCCTTCTCAGCCTTGTCGAAAGACTCTGTTTCACGATTGAACTCTAGGCATTCAAAAGGTAGGTTTTTACCATTGGTTCCCTTAATCCAGTATACATACCGTGGAAGAATATTCCCAAAAAGACGAACTGAGTTGTCGCCGTCTACATACTTATACTGGTCAGCCTTTTCTTTCTTTGCTGAACCCTTAACTGAACCAAAACCGATACCTGCCATGTTATTTCTCCTTTGTGTAATCTTCGTAGTAGAAGTGAATTTCACCATTATCTACCCGAAGTAGTCTGTTTTTGTTTATAGCGTCTATCCCAATGGGGCTGTGGGCTAGGTCTAAGGTTTTCTTTCCTGTAGCTTTGTATTCCCCTAAGCTACGAAAGCTTGCTAATCCTACATAGTCTCCGATCTCTTTTTTCTTCCATCGGAAACTATTCTGTAGGAGATCATAAGGATTTATCAGGAAACTAGTCCCTGAGAAATCCTCATAAAAGTATTTATAAGTTGGATCCCATCTGTTCTTAGGAATAGTCGTGTTTAGCATTGTATCTAGAATAAGTATTATCCTAGAGGAACTACCTCCCGACTTCCTATATATCTTCTTCCAACTATAGAGTAACATATTACCAAAAATTGAGCTTCATGTCAAGAACTATTTTATGAAGTTAATTTCATAGCCCTGTTTCATGTAATGCCCAAGCCTGTTATTAAACTGATTGTTCACGGTCCAGCCCTCTAGTTTAATATCAACTACTACTGGATCAAGCTTACCCTCTGCCTGTCGCTGAATACGACCTATAAGCTGTTCTAACAGCGGCATATTATTTAAAGGAGTTCCTAGAATAATACAACTTAGAGGGTTAATAGAAATACCTTCTGAGACTAAGCTCTGTGTAGACCACAGTTGCTTTACTTCACCAGAAGAGATTTTATTTATAACTTCTTCTCTTTGATCTTCCTTTAGCGCACCAATAAGAACTTCAGAAGGATACTCCGAAGCTTCGGAACATTCCTTTAGAAACTCTACTCGATCAGACACGATAAGAACCTTGTGGCCAAGAGACGCATAATGATCTGCTAGACGAACTACTAGATTCTTATAGAGATAGGACTCTTTTAGTACGTTGACTTTTTCAGCCCAAGAAGCGTTAGTATTCGAGAAGGCTACACCGCTATTGATAACATCTACAGTTGGTGTCATAGTATTCTCTCTTTCTGGTCTATAAATCTTAGAGCCAAAATAATCCTTGAATACTACGTGCTTCTGATCCTTTCGCTCAATTGTACCCGAAAGTCCGACCTTGTATCTAGAGAACATAGCATCCACAACTTTGGTAAAAGTAGGGCTACTAACATGGTGCATTTCGTCCACGATTAGTAAACCAAACTCCCTATTAAGCTGCGGAATATATTTAACTAGTGATTGAATATTAGATACCACAATGGGGCTATCAATATTAAATTTGCCACTACCAATAATACCGGGCTTGATACCCAGTGTCTTTACTACTTCTTTCTCCCACTGGTTTCTAAGGGCAACAGTATGTGTAACCACCAGTGTTTTCTCTTTTAGTCTTGCTGCAAGAGCAAGCCCGCAGAATGTCTTACCAAAACCCACCTTAGCGTTGATGATGCAGTTATCCTGCATATCGTACACTATCTCTTTTTGACTTGGCCTCAGTTCAAATTGGAACTTTGGAAAATCTTCTATATGATTGTATGACCGCTTATCTTCTACTGAATAACCTTTAGGAATTAAATCCGTTCTACCAACCGGAAACGCTACTAGCATCTTTCCTCCGGCGATATTGAAGTTAATTACCTTCAGGTTTTTAATAATCGTAAATTGATCAGGTGCGTTGTAAGAAGGAACTTTGTACGTAAGTTCCTTCTCTAATGCCCGATGCAAAGCTGGCTCTACTACCATGTAGATTTTATTACTTATAATTGCTTTCATAAAACCTCAAATAGGTAGTCGTACTACCCTCTTAGCTAAGACGTCCTAAGACTTCTTCCTTTTTAATAATATAGTTTTTAACTAATTGACTGCGGACAATATCTTCTTTTTGAAATTCTGTAAAATCGAATTCGCCCATGGACTTAAGCACTTTGAAAAAGTCTTTAAGTCCATTATTGGCTAGATCGGCTTGTCTCATGTCACCACAGAAATATACTCTACAGTTTTCCTCAAGTCGAGTAATAATAGAATCTAGTTCATGGTAGCTCATATTCTGACACTCATCAACGATAAGAATGGTATTGTCTAGATTTATACCTCTAACAAACGAAGTAGAGCTAAAATGAACTACTCCTTTTGCTTTCAGAATTTCGTATGCGTCACCTCGACCCAACAGCTTATTAGCTGTGTCGACATAGGGGGCTTCATAAACAGCAATCTTTTCTTTGTCAGTACCTGGTAAAAATCCAATGTTTCTAGTTGGTACTGCACTTCTCATATAGATAAGTTTATCAAACTCTCTATCCTCAAAGATTGCCTTATATGCTAAATAAGATGCTAACAAGGTTTTGCCTGTACCGGCATACCCCATTAGAACCTGACTCTTGGTACTACCAAGCACTATGGCTTGGTTCTCAGTAAGTGGTTGCACGTACTTCAAGTAAAATTCTTGTTGCTTTGGCGCAGCACCACTTCGTTTTCTGTTACCCATGATTACTCATACTCTTCTAAAAGAGTCCTTGCCCTTTTCGAGCGTAAAGTCATAAATTAACCAAGGACACCCTCTAAAGTAGAGTACCCTTGCGTATCTGGCGTCCCCGTAGGGAGGCCTAGGCACAGAGAAAAAGGAAGTTATTCGTTCTAGCTGAATAACTGTTACACCTTCTTTCTGCTCCATTTGTTTGACCCTATGATGTATAAGGGGCGCATTTATAGTTCT